AACTTAAATTCAGGATATCTCTCTTCGCCGCTGTTTTTATACAAAATGTTTCTGTCTTTATCATCCATCAACCACGAACCTACCAACTTGGCAATTTTATTCTTCTTTAAAATTTCTTCCGAGTCGAATATATCTTCCACAAAATGATCGTACAAGCAGCATGCCAATCGACATAAATCAAAACTAGGATTCGGTTCTAACCTAGGTTTGTTCTCGTCCAAGTAAGGATCGCAATTGTATTGAGAAGCAGCATCTCCCTTGGGATGAAAACTATCACTACACATAAGTTGTCCATTAAATTTGTAAATAGCACGCCCAAAATCGATAATCTTGTACATCTTACCATAGGTTGGTACTTTATAAGTTGTATTATTAAAAGTATAATACAAAAACTGCTTTTCAGTGGGTATATACATTATATTGTTGGTATGTAAATCGTTATGTGTAAAAGAAAATGTCTTTTGAAAAATTGATAAACTAATAATTATTTGAAACAAACAAGATGTCCATTCGTGTTCTTTTAATAAATCATTTTCCATCAAATAATCCAACGTATTTTCGCATTTCTCCAAAGCAATCATTTGCACTGGGAAGTTGAAAATAGAACAGAATACGTCTTCTTCGTCACTTTCGCAACTACTTTCACTTGCATCATCACCACTTTCATCATCACCACTTTCATCATCACCACTTGCATCATCACCACTTTCATCATCAGCCGTTCCATTCTGTTTTTTATTACCATCATCATCGCCATCATCGTCACTATCAATCGACGTATTTGAAGATTTGGAACTAAATGTAGAGGAAGATGATACCGAAGACGATTTCTTTACCGGATAATTATAAATACAAACATCACTTAAATCAACAATTTGTACATCCGGTGTTGAAGTTTGCAAAGACAATTCACCATCCTCTTTATTCGTTGAAAATACAGAGAAATCTTCACTAAAAAAAGTGTCAATATCGACTTTTTCTAATTTATCATTGATAACCAGCTTTCTTTTGTTTGTACGTGAATCAATATTAAATATTCTAGCATGTTCATCGTTTTCAATTGTATAATAGGAGCTGCGTGTTTCGTGAAAATAATCACTTTCATTTAGATAATCAATATCATCAGCAATATTATATATAAACCTCTCTTGTTCGCATATAAAAGCACCATAATAATCAATACTATTTAAAAATCCATAATTATGTAACAATTGACTAGACAAATACGTGAAAAAAGAATCTATATAGGCGCTATTGTTTTTATCTTGTAGTTTAGGAAAAGAAGCAACTGTATTAAACTGAGGTAATGAAATGACGTCACTTCCAGATAAATCATATTTACCAGTTAAATACTTTAATGGGTCTAGTAATGGCGAGTATTTGCAAAAGGTCTCTTTTTTGACTAGATTGTTTGAATTATCAGACACGTAAATTTTCAACTTGTTTTTATCCATCTCTTCAATGAGTGAATGGATATAGTATTTTTGATTTAGATTGATGCTGTTGTAATTCGTGGTGTTTAGTGAAAAGAATTTTTCATAGAGAGGAACATAATTTTGTAGTTTCTCTAAACCTAAACCTGAATTTTCTAAACTGTGAAACAACTCTTCGTTCTTGTTTTTTCGGTAATACAAAGAAAAGTTCATGCTTTTATTATTCTTAAAGTAAATATAATGATTCATTTAAACTTATTTCTCGTAAATCATTGTTATTTTTTTTCTTTTTAGAAGTTAAGCATGTCATTGGATATGAAAAAGTTCGATATGAAAAATATTAGTTTTCGTCCAGACGAGAACAAAGGTCCAGTTGTAGTTTTAATTGGTAGAAGAGACACTGGTAAAAGTTTCTTGGTGAGAGATTTATTATATTATCATCAAGATATTCCTATAGGAACTGTAATTTCCGGCACGGAAGCAGGTAATGGTTTTTTTGCTGAGCATGTTCCTAAATTATTTATTCACGATGAATACAATAGTGCCATTATTGAAAATATTTTGAAAAGACAAAAAACGGTATTAAAGCAAATAAGAAAGGAAATGGAAGCTTATAAGCGAACCAATATAGATCCTCGAGCATTTGTTATATTGGATGATTGTTTATATGACAACAAATGGACAAAAGACAAATTGATGCGACTGTTATTTATGAATGGACGTCATTGGAAGATTATGTTAATTATTACTATGCAATATCCGTTGGGTATTCCCCCCAATCTGAGAACCAATATTGATTATGTTTTCATATTGAGAGAGCCCTATATTGCAAATAGAAAGCGTATATGGGAGAATTATGCAGGCATGTTTCCGACATTTGAGTCATTTTGTCAAGTAATGGATCAATGTACTGAAAATTTTGAATGCTTGGTCATTAATAACAATGCCAAATCAAACAAATTACAGGATCAAATTTTTTGGTACAAGGCGCAAAATCACGGTGGATTTAAACTGGGGTCGAAAGAATTTTGGGAATTATCAAAGGATATTGGTAGCGATGATGAAGATGAGGTATATGACCCAAGTAGTGTACAAAAACGTGGTGCTGGTCCAAAAATTAATGTCAAAAAAAACAAATGGTAAAAACAATGCAAAAAAACAAAATAATTTATTTTGTATTCTTATTATATAATGAGTAAAAATACAAAGAATAATAGTACAGATAATATTCCGTCAGCAACAAATATAGATTTAGACGTAGTTGAAAAGGCCCTAATTAAGGGTGGAAATAAAGTAATAAATAAAGCAATGAAGCAGATAAATGACGGAGCAACCGACAACCATGTAGAACCACCCAAAGTTAATGGTAATGCTGGTACTGGTACGAATGGTAATACTGGTACTGGTAATGGTACTGGTAATGGTAATAATAAACCAATCGATAATGTAAGGAAAAGACAGACCCCTCCTGAAAACGGTAAATTAGATTACAAAGATTCAAAAGAATTTACTATATTTCAAAACGAACTACAATCACTGATTAATAACAATTTATTTATTCTAAAAGAATGTAAAACTAGCAAGCGTCTATTGGATATTAAATACAGCGACTTAGAATCAACAATAAATTATATTCAAATATCTGTGATTGTTTTATCAACAATGTCTGGATTTTTACAATCGACAAAGAATTATTTTGATACAGCTGAATCAATTGTATCAGTAACTGGTATTTCCATTTCTACCTATATCAGTTTAATTTTATCGGTTTCCAAATATTACAAATATGACGAGCAAAAAGAGAGAATACATAATTTAAGAGAGAAATACGCTAATTTACATAATAAAATCGAATATAGAATGGATGTATTAGGACCTCATACAAAGGAAAATTTATGGGAACATCAAAATGTCGTTGAGAAACTAGAGGAATGGTCTAAAATTAAAATAGCGATGGATGAAGAATACTTAACTTTGATTGAAACAAAACAGGCTTTAACTACTGAGTTCGAATCAATAATGGATTCAAAATCACGTAATCAAAATTACATCAAGGATAGAGAGTTAGTTTTGGTCAATAGAGAGAAAGTGTTTAAAACACTAGAAAAACATACGAACCTTGAAAAGAGAATAAAGGAAAAGGATGTATTGACTGACTGGGCTAGTGTCATACAATTACCAGACGACGACTTAAATAATTGGGATGATCCGGTTTAAGTATTTACACAATAATTGTATTTTATACTATTTATTAGAAGTTATATATGTTTTTTCATTTTTATTAAAATAAATTCAATGGTTTTTATAACATAGTCCTTATCATTTATATGATTGTCACAATAAATATTTACATATTGTTGTATTAAATATACAAGTTTTTCCTGAGCATGTATATGATGATAACAGTCTATAATAGAATCTAAACTTGTATGAAATAATTTAATAGTATAGAACATTTTATAAAATTTTCCAAAATATAAATTATCTATACCATACTGATGTGGTGGGTTGTGTAAAAATATTAGGTTTTCGCTTGTAAAGTCGTATAGTTTGTCCATAAAATTATAATTTATTGGATTTTTTATATATTGCGTAATTGTACTATTAGTAAAATAATCAAATCTAGTATTTAACATATAGGTATTTTCATTCAACTTAATATTTTTCAAATTAGATAAAATATATTCGCATAATCTATTCATTCCATACCACATATTTTTCCACCCTTTTATCGGCATAAGTGTAGTTTTAATATTTCCTTCTAAATTTCCATATAATTTTATATCAGTATCATTATCTATAATTATCTTTTCAATATCAATATTCTTAAAATAGTCTATAATGACTTTTTTATCGATTATAGTATTATCTGTTTTAACTGGTCTCCAACTGACATTGCTACTATTAACGTTCCAAGTATGTATAAAAATATATAAATTATATTTTTGTTTTAAATATGATATAAAAATGTATAAGCGATTATCATTAAACGAGTCACGTATGTGACCTCTTAAAAATAGTATCAATGGTTCTTTATTTATAATAGATGTTATATTATTATTATCATTTTTATTTTTATTAATCGCATTATTTAATTGCGTGATATTGCTTTCTCCTACAATATTTAATTGCGCTACATTACTTGCCCTTTTAATATTATGTTGTTTAAAATTATACGTATACATATAATATTATATTATATTGTATTAATATATTTAATTTATCGAATATCATTGTTCAAATAATAAATGAGTATAATATATAAGTATTTACATGATATTTATATAGTATTTAAATATATTTATTATATTGAATATTGTTACCATTAATGAGATGTATTATATTAAATACTACTCAAGGTAGAAAGACCATGATCAGTTTTATCAGTTGTTACGATGTTTTCTCCTTCGAAAAGTTCTGATTTTACATCCTCCAATGTAGCAGTTTCACTCATAGCTGCTTCTTGGGTGTTCATATTAGCCACTGAAACCAAATCACCCTTTTCATTGATAGTTTGTGTAAGTTTGTTACCTGATTCCAATGCCTTTTTCTTGTTTTCCTCCATTGCCTTTTCCTTCGTTTCTTTCACGCGTTGGTCGAATTCGTCTTTTGCCTTGTCCTCATTCTTCTTCTTCTCACTCATTAGTTCATTGAGAGTTTCTTCCATATATTCAACGCGACCAGTCTTGTATGCCTCAGGATGGAATGGAACCCAAATACCTACAGGTCCAACATAAACATCATGATTTGGGTCATTCTGTCTTAGCATCTTACATCTGAGTTCAGCCTCTTGTTGTGTAGGGAAAACACCTCTTACCTTGATACCACGAATAGATGTTTGGAATGAATGCTTCTCACCAAACTCCTTCTCTAGACGGTCTTCGTGCTCATCCAAGAAATTCTTATAATCGTCCTCAATCGTAGTACTAATCAACTTTTCCTTTTCATCCTTGGAGAATTCTTGGAAATCTTTAGTCAGTTTATCAAAGTCAATATGGTACTTGTAAGATACAAAGTTTAGAAATTGGGCAAACTTCTCCATTGATTTACTGAAATCCCAATTATTAATAAACTTCTCGAACAAAAATAAATCCTTTTGCTTTAGAACATGTTCAGGAGAGATAAAAGATAGACAGGCGAACTTTTGACCAGCAATTGACCTGTCTTCATCCAATAAATCAATATATTTAGCGTTTTCACTACCATCAGGATTTGTTTTCAAAGTAATATTATCTGGATTTACAACTGAATTAGCATTATCATTTAACGATTCAATTGGTTTAGAAAAACTCATTATAAGTATACTATATATCATTATTTAAGTGTTTTTATAGATAATAATATAATGTTTTTTATTTCATAAATAATAATTTTTTCTTTTTAGTTTATATAAGAATGTTAGGAGGTATGTTAGATTTAGGTGAATTAGTCAAGAGAGCTATTAAATACCTCATTGAGGGTTTAATGGTTGCCATTGCTGCTTATGCTATCCCAAAAAGAGGTCTTAATTTAGACGAGGTTGCGCTTATTGCTTTAACTGCTGCTGCCACATTTAGTATCCTTGATACATATGTTCCTAGCTTAGCTGTTGGTGCTCGTTCAGGCGCTGGTTTCGGTATTGGTGCTAATCTCGTTAAATTCCCAGGAGGATTTTAAACGTAGTCATTCTATCTAAGTGATAAACATGGACAGATTAAAAAAATAAGTAACTGCTATATAGTTACATATTTTTTATATAAATTTTATTACATGGATTTTATTAATTGGACAGGGTTAAGTGTTATGTACTGCCTGTCTGCGACTTTTTCTATAGTCATATCGGATGCTCCACGATCCATATGATTTACAATCAACGTCGCAAAAATAGCACACGTTATTCAGAATAGTATCTTCAATAGAATCTAATTTACATATTTCTTTTTCGCACATATCATTATCACAGTATGTATAATTTGCAACCCAGAGTAATTCATCTAGAGCGATATTTAAATTGTCTCTATGATTAACTCTATGTTGATAGCTAAAATCATTTATATAATTTTCTATCTCAATGGGTAATGT